CTTGGTTAGTTCGGGGTGTTCGGAGGTCCATTCGCGGAGTTTAATAACGACGCTCGTCGCCTCCTCGACTAAATCTTTCATCGCCGGAAGGAGCGCCGTTCCGATCGCACCGCCGAGGCCGGCGACGGAGGATTTGAGGACCGTAACCCGATCGTTGAATTCGTCGGCGGCCTGGGCGGCCTCTTTGGATATGACGCGCCCGGTCCGTTCCGCCTCGTCGCCCCATTTCTTGAGGCCGTCGGCGCCCTCGTCGAGGAGTGGGATTAAATTCGCGCCCTGTTTGCCAAACAGGGCGAGCGAAACCGTCGTCTTCGCGGCATCATTATCCGTATTCTTGAAGGCCGCGGCCACTTTCGAGAGAATGACGCTTACATTCCCATTCGCGGCGACGAGGTCTTTCGTCGAAATGCCGACCGCTTCGAAGGCCTGTTGTTGTTTGACACTTCCCCCGATCGCGAGTTCCATGTTTTTAGCCAGGAACTTGAGGCCGGTCGAAAGGCCTTCCATGTCGGTTCCGCTCGTGTCGGCGGCGAGTTTGAGTTTCGAGAGCTCCTCGACCGCGACGCCGGTTTTCTTCGAAAGATCGTTTAACTCGTCGCCATAGTCGGCGGTCGATTTCACGGCGAGGCCCATCGCGCCGAGGATTGCCAGGCCGAACCCGGCCGCCGCCTTCCCGACGTCCTTAAAGGTTTCGCCGGTATCCTTCAACAATTCGGTCGTCGGCTTTATGTTTTTCTCGAACTCTTTGAGCTCTTTCGAGGCGCCGCGAATGTTATTGTTAAAGTTCTCGACCTGAAGGGTTAACTCGACGGCGAGGTATCGGAGAACGCTCATTTACCCATTGCCCTTTTGAAATGCGGCGACAATCCGGTCGCCGAGGTCATCGGCCAATAATCCATAAGCGCGGTCCTCCTGAGAATCGAAGGCCGGCCCGAGGAACGGCGTCTTTCGTTGGTGCTTCGAACCCTCTTCCGCAAATATCCCCATGAATCCATACTTGGAAGGCCCGATGCGCGCGACTGCGCCGGTGTAGGTTTGGTCATTAACGGAAATGCTCATCGCTTCCGCTATGCGCGAGCCGGGCGTTTCCGGATCATCAGGCGCGAGACTCGCGGCCTCCTCGCGTATCGGTCCAGCCGCAACGCGAAGGGACTTCGCGATAATCTTTCGCTGTATCGTGTACGGAAGCGCCTCCATGTCCTTCAGGAGGTCATTTAGGCCTTTAACGACTTCGTCCGTCATTCGATGGAATCAAGGAATCGGAAATCGTCCTCTTCGGTGTAATCCCGGTCCCAGGCCTTCGGATTTTCCCGCGCCTCGAGATCCAGCTCTGTCATCGCGAGCCATGTCGCGAAATCCCGCGCCGACATTTCCCGAATGAGCGCCGACTGTCCGCCCGGCCACTTTAGGCGCTCGGCGAGTCGGAAGGAGAAGGCATAGAGGGGTTCGTTTCTGAGTTTTTTTTAATGGCCTCTTTATCGCTCGCGCCGTTCAATTCGTTTATGGCGCTCTTGAGGCGAACGAATCCTTTTAACTGAAAGCCGAGAATCGCCGGGATGTCTGCCTCGGTAAAAACGAAGGCGCCGGTTTCCGGATCGATAACAGATTCGATAATGTCCCGCGCCGCGGTTTCGCGCGAGTCGTCGGTCCGGAGTCGGCCCGAAATAAGGGATTCGGCCGACAATTGGCGAATGGTAAGCGTTTCGTCCCATTCTGGAATATGAACTTTTTTCGTGATCGTTTGGGCGGCCGAGAGTAATCGCTCGCGCAATGTCCCGGCCGCTTTTTTCTTACTCATGCAAAAACCTCTGACTTGTTAAGTATGGGAGGCGACGGACGTCGGCGCGCCGTTCGTAATGCGGCCTTTGAATGTGACCTCGAGAAGTCCGCCGGGCGCTGTCGTGCCCTCGTCGTAATCGAGAGATGTAACCGAGAAATAACGCGAGGTACTCATCGGCGCCGGTCGTTGGATCCAGAAGTCCACGATGGACCCGGCATTTACCAGCGTCTCCAAAATTGCCAGCGACGCCGCCGTTAATGTGAGAACCGCCTGGAATTCCTTGCCATTCGGCATTCCCGCGATATAGTCCTCCGACGTCGAATCGAGAGTCGTCGAATTGACTTCTGGATTTGTAACGCCGATTCCCGAGAAGTTCCGGACCTTGCCGAGAGTTTGCCATGCTGCAGGACTTGAATTGATTGTGTCCCAAAATTTGAGCGTCGAACCTTTTCCGATTTGGGCATTTGCGGCAGTTGCCATTTCTTATTGACCTCCAAAAGAAAAGGCGCCCCTGTAAAGGGCGCCTTTGATTGTTTGCGGACGGTGTTAAAGGACTAGGGCATCAAGTAAACGATCTCAAATCCGGATTGAATGTCATAGAGTTCGGCGCTATCGCTAAACCCCATCGATTCATGCTGCGGCCGCGGCATCGGCTCGATGACTTCGATTAAGAGCGTTTCCGCCGGCGAAACATCGTCGTTTTCGACCGTTCCGGAATATTCCACGAGCGCCTTAAAAATGGCGTCGTCGAGGGCCTCGGCCGTGAAAGCATCTTTCGCTGAACTCCGGATGAAATAGCGGTCGCGGATCATGTTCACGCCGCCCTCGAGTGTTTCGACGATTTCCCGGCCGCCGGACCAGAAGAACGAAAACGGCGCGTGTCCGATTTGCGGCGCGACGACCGGAAAGATTCGATTCGAGGCGATCGCCTGAAAGGCCGAACTCGCCGCAATAATTCGCTTTAAGGCCTCGCCGGAGGTCATGGCGTCGCCCTCTCAATTCCTTCGATAATGATTTCCGTTCGTGCGGCGTTCGGGATCGGCGGAAAAATGTTGAAGATCCGCGCCGCGGTCGGACTGGCGTCCGGTTCGAGCGTGAAAACGATCCGGCGATTTGCCGCGTATGTATTCGGATCGCTCGCAACGTCGGCCCTGTAACGGATTCGAAACCGGACCGTCGACTCGGAGTTTCGCTTTTGAATCGTCGGGAATTCGCGCGTCCCGACGGGCTCATAGGAACACCAATCCTCGAACTCGGATTCCCAAATCGGAACCGGCGCCCCGAGGCGATCCTTTTCGGTTCCGACGTCGACTTGCATCGTGAACCGATCGCGCATGATGCCGGGATTCATTATTCTGTTACTTGCCCTTCGTTCGGAATGCTTTCGTGCGTTTGCAATTCTTACAAGTCGTGTCCCGCTTATCTGTGCTACGTGGAACATCGGCCTTTCGCGGCGCTCCACATGCGGGCGCCCGATTGATTTCGTAATGGACCTTATTCGCTCTCATGGTTTCTATTCCCCTAATTTGGAAATCAGTTTCTCGACGAGGCCGGCCATAATTTCGTTATTCCGGTGGAACTCTTCGCGGAATCGGTCGATCGTCCTGTCGAGTTTTTCAAAAATTCGATTGTCCTGCTCGATATGCTCGCCGAGTTTTTCATTAAGGGCCAATTGGGACTGTTTCAGGAGTTCAACCGCGGACCTTATAATCTCTGGATCCGGATGCATTAATCGGCTTGCCGCGTGGTCAAAATGTTGACCGTGGTATCGGTCGTGCTTGTCGATGGTGTCATCGACATGCGTTCGCCATTCCGAAAGGCCGCCGTCCTTCCGATTCCAGGCCGCAAATGCCGCTACGGCGCCCCCGACGACCGCGAGGCCGGCGAAGATTGCCGAGAGTAACGCCGGATTCATTCCGCATGAACTCGGACGATGCATGACAGAACGCCGCCGAGAATTCCGAGAATTAACTCCGTCCTGTCTGTTTGAATCCGATATTCATTAGGCCCGGTCGCCGTCTGAATCGTGATAATGGGCGCATTAATAAAGTGCTCGGATCCGAGGTCGATTCGGTCGACGACCTCTTGTTCGCCGGTCGCGAGATTTTTTCGGACTACTTCCAACATCATTTTGCCCCCATCTTTTCGAGAATCGCGGTCTTAACGGAACTCCCAAGGGACGAGCCAAAGAAATAATTCGTAACCTGTTCGGCCTTTGCGGATAGATACCCAATAACCGCGCCGGCCAATGCGGAATCGGCGGACATTCGCTTAAAAAGCACCATATAAGCCATGCCGATGAAGGCGGCTATAATCAGATAGGCCAGATTCTTAGGAGTGTTGTCGCGGACTGAAATTTCGCGCTGTCGTGCGCTTGCTCGATCCGCCGCGGCTATTTCCTCAAGTTTGTCAATCGTGTTAAAACCGAGGTCCGCCATCTTCGCAGTAAACTCTTGCTCCGCATTCTTAAGCGCCAGCATTTGCTCCGGATTGGCGCCAGCAATAGATTGCTCAATATCATCGATCTTTTCCACGCCGAGAGCTTTTCCGACTGCATTCGCGGCCATCGTTCCGAGCGGTCCACCAACCGAAGCCGCCGCGCTGATGAATGGGAAGGCATTTTTGAAAATCCCCTTGATGTTCATGCTGCCGCCAATTTATCGAAGATTTCTCGAGTCCA